CATGGGTGCCAACCCATCATTGGATTGGTGGATTTTTATGGCATTATGTTCATAGAGTGAATCGAGAAAACTTTAATTACGATATCACTGCAATTGATACAGAATCACTACAATACACCATGTATAATCCTGGTGACTTTTATGGATGGCATATTGATGGATCAATTTCAAAACAAAAGGGACATAGAGTTTTACCCTCAAGTGGCACTGATAGTAATAACTTAGACGTGATTGTTGATCACATCTCACCTCAATTAAATCAGGTCAGGAAGATTTCTTTTGTTCTTCAATTATCTGATCCTGATGATTATGAAGGTGGTAATCTTCAGTTCTTGGATGAAAATGGAGATAAACATTTTTGTCCAAGACAGAGAGGAACTCTAGTTTTCTTTGATTCTCGTATTCAACATAGAGTCTTAAAGGTGAAGAGTGGAAGAAGAAAAAGTATTGTTGGATGGGTTGTGGGACCTCAGTGGAGGTAAGTATGGAAGACAAATTTGATGATATTCTCCAACTGGAGAGTTTTTCTAAAAAGTATGGAACTACTTGTTGGACAGATAATGAAAGTTTTGATAGACATGGATTTTTAGTGGTTCAAAACATAGTTGATCCAAATGTTTTTTATGACTCTGTTCCTGATAAAAGGGGTCAATATAATTATCATTTACATAGAGAAGAACCTGATTATCATGAATTAGAAACACAAGTTCCAGTAAGTACATCTAGATATAACTATCCAAAATACAGATATCATTACAATCAAGTTAGAAAGAAACTTGAACAAGCCATTGGTAAGGATCTCATTAACACTTATTATTTTGATAGATTTTATTATTATGGTTCTGAACTGGTCAAACATAGAGATCGTCACTCATGTGAAATTTCAGTAACAATCCATTTAGACACCAATATCAAGAAAAATTGGCCTGTCAAGGTTCAATCTTATAGTGGTCAAGTTTACTCTATTAACTTGGAACCTGGTGATGCAGTTATCTATAAAGGATGTGAACTTTTTCACTGGAGAGATCCAATGCCTTCAAAATATAATAAAATAGAAAGAGGAATCAGGAAACTCTTAAAAAAGGATGATGATAGTTATTATCATCAAATCTTTTGTCATTTTGTTTTGGCCGATGGATTGAGAAACTTTTTTGGTTATGATGCAACATTAAACATGGCAGATTATGAGTGAAGTTAAAATTATTGATGACTTTTTATCAGAAGAAGTAACTAATCAATTATATGATGCAATCTTAGATGAGAATCTAAGATGGAAGATTACATCAGATCATGACAAGTCCAAACTTAAAAAGAAATCATTTGGATATCCATTGAAAAGTTGTGATTTGGTTGAAGTTCTTAAACATACAGAACATCCAATCACTTCACTACATGATTTCTTTGTTCAACATCGACATCAGTTTGATGTTAATCATTCACTTTACCAGGTTTATTTTAATTGTATCAAACCAGGTGAACAATTTGATTGGCATGAGGATGGTGTAGGAACAACTATCATTTTATACATCAATCCAATTTGGAAACCTTATTGGGGTTCTGGTACTAAGTTTCTTATTAATGGTAAGACAAAACATGTTGGAGTTAAACCAGGTCGTTGTGTTTGGTTTGATGCATCCATCTCACATAAAGCACATGCACCAAACATTTTGATGAATGACTTTGCGAGATTCTCAATTGCATTTCAATTTGTTGGTGATCCTTTATGATTGTTAAAGAAAACTTTATCAGTGATGATTTTTGTGATTATCTCATAGATGTTTTCAAAAACAATCCACAACTTCATAATGAACACCCTCCCTTTCTCCAGGTGATTTATCTTCAAGACATTATGGAGTTAGATACTATTAAAAAACTAACTGGATTGATTTCACATCATTGTATAACAGAACTTGATAAGAATGCTTACATAAATTATCATCAAATTGCAGAATGGAAAACTGGAGCATTTCAGGGATTACACAAAGATTACGATTTTCACAATTTTACATCTGTCCTTTACCTCAATGATAATTTTGAGGGTGGTCAGACATTAGTTAATGGTGAGATCTCTCATCCTAAGAAGGGTAAGTTGATTAGTTTTGCAGGTAAAGATCTTATTCACGAAGTCAGAACAGTTACAAAGGGAACTAGATATACTGTTCCTGTTTGGTATAAACTAGATTACTTTTAATATGGAAACAGAAGCACAAGGACCAATTTTTTCAGATTTCATTATGTTTCATAGGAACCAAGTTCCTAAAGAACTGTGTGAAGAAGTTATCAATGCATTTGAAACCAATAATAATGAAGCATTAATCTGTCCTGGTCTTCAGGGTAGAGATGGTATTAAAAAAAGATATGATTTTGCAGTAAGACTCTCTAAAATCAATATCAATCTTGGTAATGAGATTAATAAAATTCTAGAGAAGAATTTACTTATCTACCTTGAGAAATATGCCTTGGGTAATAATCTCTTCTATTCTCCAGAGATTAAACTTCAAAAGACACCACCTGGTGGAGGTTTCCACAGTTGGCATTTTGAGGACGGAAATTATCAAGATTGTGATCGTGAATTGGTCTGGATGATTTATATGAATGATGATTATGAAGGTGGTGAAACAGAGTTTCTTTATCAAAGGACAAGAGTTGAACCAGAACAAGGATTACTTCTGATTTGGCCAGCAGATTTCACACACATGCATCGTGGAAACATGGTGTTGAGTGATGACAACAAATACATCTGTACAGGATGGATCAATCGTATTCCTTCTAGTGGTGATTATGCATATTCAGAAGACGCTCAGTTCAAACATTGAGGTCTGTAATCTTATTGAATCAGGTAACATTGTAGCCATCTTTCAGGGAAGATCTGAAGGTGGACCACGAGCACTGGGTAACCGTTCTTTGTTATTTGATCCCAGACATCCTCATGGTAAAATGATAGTGAACAAAGTAAAAGGTAGAGAATGGTTTAGACCTTTTGCTGGAACAATTTTATTAGAACATTTTGATGAATGGTTTGACACTGGAGGGTTAAAAGAATCACCTTTTATGTCTTATGCTGTTCAAGTAAAAAATGATAAGAAAGATTTAATTCCATCAATTACACATGTTGATGGAACTTGTCGTATCCAAACTATCACAAAGGAACAAAATAAACACTATCATGATGTCATTGAAAAGTTTTATAATAAAACAGGAGTACCTATCTTATTCAATACATCTTTTAATCTTGCAGGAGAACCATTAGTTGAAACATTTGATGATGCAATTTCAACTCTTAAAAGGTCATCTTTAAAATATCTTTATTTGCCTGAGAACTCCAATCTTTATGTATGTTCTAGCCATTAATACTTCTCCTCACACTTCTTCTTGTCTTGTCAAAGATGGGAAAGTTGTTTGGTATGTTGAAGAAGAAAGACTTTCTCGTGTTAAGAATCATGGTTATGAAAAGGTTGACATGCTTCTTGGGACTGGATGTAAGTATTATGCATTAGATAAAGTTAAAGAAGAGACTGATTATGTTGACTGTGTTGTGTTTGCATCATTTGGTAGAGGCTCAGATGATGATCTGATCATTCAATCTCATTTAAAACAGTTTGAGGAAGCCAAACTCAAAATTGGAGATGTGAAGTTTTTCCCACAAAATCATCATGTTTATCATGCAGCATCTGGTTTTTATCAATCAGGATTTGATGAAGCTGCATGTTTGATTCTTGATGGTGGTGGAACCATGATTGGTGAAATTGATAGTCATCCTATTCGTGAAGTTGAATCTATCTACCACTTTGAATATCCATGTAAAGTTTTGACAAAGTTTAAACACTTTTCCACATGTGGTTCCTATCCTGGATTATTCAAAAAAGAAAATAACATTTACATCACAAATAGTTTAAGTTGTGGAAAAATGTTTAGTCAATTTTGTGTTAATTTTGGATTTAGTTGTGGATTGGAAGCTGGAAAGGTAATGGGTATCTCTTCTTATGGTGAGAGTGATGAGAATGATCCATGGTTTTCACAAGTAGAAGACATTTGGGTTTCTAATGATAATGTCCCTAATGATAAGATTGACCTGAATACACATTTCATGGAAGCTGCAAACTTGTCACACAAATTACAGAATGAAACCTTTAAACACACAGTAAGATTAATAGAAAAGGCAATAGATCTCACAGGAAGTAATAATTTAATTCTTTCAGGTGGTTATGCTCTGAATTGTGTTAACAATTTCAAGTATCTAAAGATGTTTCCAAATATCAATTTTCATGTTGATCCTATATCACATGATGGTGGAATAGCATATGGTGCTGCTAAACTTATTTGGTATTCTTTGAGTCAGTCTAAAGAAAAAGACCAAATGAATTCTTTATACTTGGGACATAAATAATTAAAAACCAATATGAACTACCGAATCCAAAAAAAGATTAAAGTTTTTGGTAAAGATGAGACTCAATATTTTGTTGGACTCAAGGGAGAAAGTTTAATTTGGTCCTCAACATTTAGTGAAAGAAAGATTTATTCTAATTATGAAGAAGCAATGCAAGACCTCTATTTTGAATTCCGTGGTC